CTGGTCTTGATAAATTAACGCGGACTTTAAACGGGCTAGGGCGACAGGCTAAAAGTGCTGCGGCTCCGTTTGATCAAATATCAAAAGAACTAAAAGAAGTTCAAAGCACGTCAAAAAATAGCATTGCCAACCTTCGGGGTTACAGAAACGCTTGGCGCGATATTACGCAGCAAGTCGAAATTGGCAGTGCTGCATTTAAAGAAGCTACGGCTGAGGCGGCAAGGCTTGATAAGCAACTGCAAAAAGCGGAAGGCAGAAAAGCTCCAGGCCAAGGCGGAAGGCTTGCTGGATTAGCAAGAGGTGCTGGCGCGATTGCGGCTGGCGGTGTATTTGGCGGACCGGAGGGTGCGCTTGGCGGAGCAGCTGGTTTAGCCGTTGGCGGCCCTGCAGGTGCTGCTATTGGCGCAGCAATTGGCGCTCAAGTCGGTCAACTTAGACAGGCGCTAGGAGCAACTGCTGAGTATTCAGCCAATCTTGGCAAGCTGCGTATTGCATTGCAAGGCGTAACTACAGGCCAAAACCAATATTCAGATGCCCTTGTTTTCATACAAAAAACAACAAAAGATTTTGCGATTCCTCAAGATATAATTACGCGTCAATTTACAAAACTACAAGCATCTGTTCTGGGAGCGGGCGGAAGTATTGAGGACACAAAAGTTGCTTTTAATGGCATTGTTGCTGCCGTTAGGGCGACAGGTGGTTCCCTGCAGGATGTTGATTCTGCTTTGACTGCAACAGCGCAAGTCTTCTCCAAAGGCAAAGTTAGCGCAGAAGAATTAAGACAACAAATTGGTGAAAGGTTGCCTGGTGCTTTTACGTTATTTGCGGAATCAATAGGAAAGACCCCACAAGAGTTAGACAAGGCTCTTGAAGATGGGCAAGTTAGCTTGCAAGATTTTCAAACTTTTGCACAATCAATTTTTGAACGTTACGGAGAAACGGCGCAAATTATTGCTTCTGGTCCTAAATCTGCAGGGGATCAGCTGCAGGTAGAACTTGCAAAATTAAAAGAAAATCTTGGCACGCTTTTAGAGCCAATTGGTGCAGCATTTCAGGCAACATTTGCCAGCATTGTGACAGTAATTAATAATGCCATTCTTGCCCTAAACAATTTCCTAGGCATTGGGACATCAGGCGCTATTAACAAAGCGCAGAGAGAGCTTGACGCCGCGACAAAAGCGTTTGAACCGTTTTTAGGCGTTGACCGAGAAACGCTTACCAAGGGCCAAGGAGGAACTCAGCGTCGGTTTGACAGGTTAAGAAACCGTGTTGTGCTTGCCACAAAAAGGCTTGAAGAAGCACAAGCTGCAGGGAGGTTAGACATTGAGCGCCCTGAAGAAAGCGGCGGGTTGTCTGGCATTACCTCTGACGGCACGGACCCAGGGGGCTCACAAGCTAAAGTAAAAACAACAAGTCAAGAATTGCTTGAGCTTGCTTTAGAAAGAAACCGAGCATTTGCTGAAGGCAACAAGATAAGGATGGCGCAGCTTGATTTTGAAATTAAAATTCAAGAGGTAACTGAACGTTTTAATAATGGTGAAGTAGATTTTAACACGGCAAAAGTTATATCTTTAAAGGCCGAAACCAAGTTACGCAAAGAAGGTTTAAAAATAAGAGAAGACGAAAAGAAAGCAATGCGCGATCTTACAAAAGGTCAAAAAGAATTTAAAAAGGAACTTACTGAAACAGACAAGTTAGTTAAAAGCATAGAAAGCACATTGGCAACCAGCATGGCTAGCGCCATTGAAGGATTGATTGATGGCACGAAATCATTAAGTGAGTCTTTGTCTGGAGTGTTAAGGCAAATGGCTAGTTTGCTGTTAAATTTTGGCACAAAATCTTTGATAGGTGGAATATTTCCTTCAGCTAATGGCAATGTGTATGCCAACAACAAAATTGTTCCCTTTGCCTCTGGCGGCGTTGTAAACAAGCCAACCATTTTCCCCATGGCTAACGGCATGGGCCTGATGGGCGAGGCTGGCCCTGAGGCCATCATGCCTTTACGTCGTGGAGCCAACGGCAAGCTTGGCGTTGAAGCCTCTGGCGGTGGGGTCGGCAACGTGGTCGTGAACGTTGATGCTTCTGGGTCTAACGTAGAAGGTGACCAGTCAGATAGCAAGGCTCTTGGCTCTGCGATTGGTGCAGCCGTGCAGGCTGAATTAATCAAACAAAAACGACCTGGAGGTCTCCTAAGCTAATGGCTACTTTCCCAGACATTGAGGCAGACTACGGAGCAAGCAAGGCGGCACAGCCCAACGTGCGGATTGCTCAGTTTGGGTCTGGCTATTCTCAACGTACAGCGTTTGGCATCAACAACGATAAAAAGGTTTGGCAACTTAATTGGACAAATAGAACTGCAACTGAGGTCAACACTATTGAAGACTTTTTGGAAGCCAGAGCAGGAGTTGAGGATTTTGATTGGTCGCCCCCTGACGATACGGATACTTACAAGTGGATCTGTAGGTCTTGGACAAAAACGTTGCCTTACTCTAATTTGTTCAACATTACGGCAACATTCGAGCAGGTATTTGAAGCATGACAGTTCCACAATCAATTCAAGAACAGATTCAGTCTCTTGAGCCTTCAGCAATCATTGAGCTGTTTGAACTAAAACTAACCGAAGAAATTAATGGGACTAACCAGACTTTTTACTATCACGCTGGAACGAATGAGCTAAGTGCGAATGTTATTTTTAACGGCTTGACTTACGTGGCTTATCCGATTGAAGTTGATGGGTTTGAGTTGACGACAAAAGGCACGCTACCTAGACCGTCAATGAAAATTTCCAACGCGGACAGTGCTATCTCTGCATTGATTTTGCTCTTCAACCCATTGCAGGCAAAAGTTACGCGTATTAGGACATGCAAAAAGTTTCTTGATGCGGCTAACTTTTCTGGTGGCAATGCGACGGCTGACCCGTCTGCAAAGTTTGAAGATGAAATTTGGTACATCGACAGAGTGGCTAACGAAAACCCGGAGCTGGTTGAGTTTGAGTTAACTAGCAAGCTTGATTTGACAAATCTTGCGTTGCCACGTCGTCAAATTTTAGAGCACTGCCCTTGGCAGTACCGCGGCTCTGAATGCGGTTACATCGGAACGGCAAGCTTTGACCTCAATGACAACCCGGTTAGCTCGTCTGAAGATAATTGTGGCAAGCGTTATAGCAGTTGCGTGAAAAGGTTCCCGACAGGATTGCTGCCATTTGGAGGTTTCCCAGGTGCAAGACTTCAGACTTGAGGCTGAAGCCCATGCTGAAAAAGAATCACCCAAAGAAGCTTGTGGCCTTGTAGTCGCAGGCGTCTATATATCTTGCCGCAATATTGCCACTAATCCTGAGGAAGATTTTGTTTTAAATCCTGTTGATTACGCACGCGCTGCATTGACTGGAAAGATTGAAGCTATTGTGCATTCACATCCACAAGGCGGTCCGGCGAGCGAAGCTGATCTTGCAGCTTGTAAGCACACAAGACTGCCTTGGTACATTTATTCAATGCCTGATCGCCAATGGTTAACCACCAAACCCTGTTAGGCCGCCAGTGGCAATACGGGGTCAATGATTGCTTTACGTTGATTCGCGATTGGTTTGAGCTGCAGGGCATCAAGTTGCCTGACTTTTCCCGCCCAGACAACTTAGAGGTTTGCGACAGCATATTTTTAGAGCAGGCTGAAGCAATCGGGTTTGAGCAGGTTGCTTTTGAGCGGCGCAAGCCTGGAGATGTGTTAATCATGCGACTTGACACGCGAACACCGATGCACGCTGCAATTTTGCTGCCTGATGAGTTGATTCTCCACCAGCGGCAGGATTCATTGAGTGCGATTGAGCCGCTGCGGCGGTACTATGTCGAAAGCATTGCAGCAGTGTTTCGCTATGCAGCAGGTCGTCAGACTGCTGGGTGATCTAGGAGACCGGTACGGTGTTGAGCACACGTACTTCAACCTAAGAACGCCTGCGGACGCAATCAAGCTGTTGTGTATCAATTCGCCTGCGTTTCAAGAGGAGTTGACGCACGCGCATGAGCATGGCGTTGGCTATCGGTTAATTCAGGCTGGTACGGATTTAGATCTTGAAGATTTGCAGTTGCCGATCGGCAGCAACGATTTGATCTTGACGCCTGTCATCGCAGGTAGTGGTGGCACTACTCGCAAAATTCTTTTTGGTGCTGGCTTGATCGCAGCGTCGTTCCTTCTCCCTGGCGCTGGGATGTTTGGCACCGTAGGACTTTTAGGGCAGGCTGGAGTTGTTGGCATATCTACCAGCACAATGCTGACTTTGACCACTTTGGGCACTGCCATAAGCGCAATCGGTGCCAGCCTTGTCCTTGACGGTGTTTCGCAAATGTTGGCACCGCAGCCGACAATCCCAAAGCTTGGTGGTTTAAATAGATTAGGCAGTGGTGAATCTTCAAGCACTGATGGTCCGCAAGGTGTTGTACGGGGCACTGACGGTAGACAGTCATACGCTTACACAGGCGCTGCTAACACGGTCGGCGTAGGGGCAACCATTCCTGTTGCCTATGGCGAGGTTTTGATTGGCAGCCATTTGCTAAGTGCCAATGTTGATGTTGCAGACGAATCTGATCCGCTTAAAACAGCGATTAGAGATCCTGGCGTAAGTACGATACAAGTCGGAGGGGAGAAAATTGGTTTTGGCAGTTTTGAGAGTGCATCTGGCGTAAAAGTAAAACGCTCTAGAAAAACTTTGGGCAGCAGCAATAATCGTCAAAAAGTAGTCAACAGTTTTCTCGACTTGCGAGATGGCGAAATAGAAACGGAAGGTAGTATTAACGAAAGCACAAGTAGAAGAGACCGACTTGATTTTATTTTCGAGCTTCGCGATGGATTGTTTGATTTTGTGG